AGGTGGTAGAAAAAAAGGATATGGGAGTAATAAAAAATGAATTTACAAAAGAGGAAGGCTCGAGCAAAGCAAAAGAAAAAATTACACAACATAACTAAATTTAGAGACAGGACTAAGATCGAACATAGATCCAGTATTCAAAGATCACCATATGTTCCTATAAGAAGTAATAGGTCTCCATATAGAAGACAAGCATAGAGTGAGAACTTTATGGGGAACTTTATGGGGAACTTTATGGTCAAATTTCCGTCTAATATATATGCCCCACAAGTGTAGGCATATTTTTGTGTGTATCGAGAAAGGAGAAAATGTAGTTTGTAACAGTGTTACATTTGTTTAAATCGAGGGGTGCATCTCTGGACGTTCTCTAACAACGTCGCTCCAAACTTAGTATGTATCTCTCGATTTATTTTATTTACTTTTAAATATTTGTATCTTTATAGGAGATTGTTATCATGTCAGTACGATTAGATGTAGTAGACTACGACAGTGCAGTAAAATGTATCCATCACAATGGTAGAAGCACCAAAGATCACAAAGGTGTATCCTACCTTCTTATGGGAAATCCCGGAGTTGGAAAGACTTCAGTTAAGAATGATTTAGCTAAGTTAAATCCAGATCATAATATTGCTATGATTGATTGTGCCAATCTTGATCTAGGTGACATAGCAATGCCATGGATTGACAGAGAACTTTCTTGCACTAGATATTTCCCAAATATCAACTTTAAGTTTCATCTCAAGAAACCCATAATAGTAGCTTTAGACGAACTAACTAAAGCCACAGTTGCAGTGCAGAATATGTTGCTGCCACTAGTGTTAGAACATAGAATTGGTGATAACTTCTTACCAGAAGATTCAATTGTGTTTGCTACCGGCAATGACATAGAGTTGAATCTTGGAGATCACTTAAAACCACACACTAGGAATCGAATGACTGTAATGAAATTCAAATGCCCTAGTGCTAAAAAGTTTATGGACTATGCCGTAAAGAACAAAGCAAATGAACTTATCGTTGCTTACGTATATGAAACTCCTGATGTATTGAAAGAGTTTACTGATTCTGGTCAGTCTAAAAATACCAGAGTATTCAATCCCCCTGAGGGAATTACAAAAGCATTTTTCTCTCCTCGCTCGGCTATGAACGCGAGTGTCATATTGAACAACAGAGATAAAGTCGGTCACGCTGAAACTCTTGCTAGTTTGATAGGTTGTATTGGCGAAGCAGCAGCACTCGAGCTAAATGCTTTTATTGAGTTAAATGATAAGTTACCAACATGGGAAGCGATTATTGCTGATCCTATGAATATACCACTTCATGATGACCCAATGGCAGAAATTATCACAACCAGTAAAGCAGTAAATGAAGTTACTTCTAAGACTATGAGTGCATGGCTTAAGTATTTAACTAGACTCAGTAAAGAGAAGCAAGGTTTATTTGCTAAATCTTTATCTGTGAGTGATAACTCAAAAGCTATGGCTAACCCAGATTTTATTGATTGGGCTAGTAAAAACAATTATCTGTTCAAAAAAGCAGTCTGAAACACGGAGGCTGGTTGTAACAGTGTTACAAATTATAATATCTTAACAGAAGGAGTTACATCTATATGGAACTAACGCCACAACAACGAGTAGAACGTGTATGCGTACTACTATGCACTCATAAAAAATATATGAGAATGGGTGGATATCTTACTAACGTGAAAGTTATTGATGGAGGTGAGATATACGACGTGAAAAAATTACTTGAAAACTTGAATAAGGTATTTGAGGAAAGCACTGATACCGAAACTAAACGTAATGCCACAAAAGACACAATAGATAAGGTAATTAAAAGTGGTTCATCATTAACTGCATATGCAGATGGTTTGAATATCGTCATTAATGAACACTTTGTTAATCTACTTGATGATAAAGAACTCGCTTTTATTTTGTTACATGAAGCATGGCATATTGCTTTCAAACATTTTTTCATCTGGAATGAACTAAACATGATAGACCCTGAGGTGACTAATCAAGCTATGGATTATGTCATTAACTTACAAATAGTTAAATATGATCCTAATGAAGAAGTTTGTGCGTTCCCTAAATTTGGTGGTTGTCTCTCGGAAGAGTTTGATGGTATGGACACCAAACAAGTGTTTGACATTCTTATGAAGAGAAAAAGAAAGCAAAATGGTGAAGGTGAAGGTGAAGGTGAAGGTGAAGGTGAGGCTCAATCTCAATCTGGTGGATCTATGTGTAAATCTAGGAACTCTACTAAAGATACTGGTAGGAGTTGGGATACTCATGGTTGGGGTGATGTTGAGCAGTTATCAAGTATCGAAGAAGCTGAACGAATAAAAAAAGTTGATGAACGTAACAGACATGGCGATAAGTTAATAAAAGCCAGAGGAGATTGCGGATCGGGTGGAGACAGAGATTTTGATGAACTGTTTACTCCACAACTTAATCCCTATGATACGTTGAGAGACTTCATGACAGCACTTTGTCCTAACAGAGAGGATTCTACTTTCGCAAGACCTAATCGTAGATTCATTTCACAAGAGATATTTATGCCTTCTAATATCTCTAAGTCTATTCCTCATGTTGTATTTGCAAATGATTTATCTGGAAGTATGACACAGAAAGATTCTACCGAGTGTCTCACTGAGGTAGATAATATTTGTCGAGGTATAGGTATCCAAAAAGTAGATATTTTGTATTGGGATACTGAGGTAGTAAAGCAAGAAACGTATGAAGGTGAGGATGTAAAGGATATGGTTAATTCAACTATGCCTGAGGGTGGGGGTGGAACATACCTAAGTTGCATTTTGCCTTACATGGACGAAAAGCAGTTAAACCCTAATGTTCTAATCGTTTTCACTGATGGATACGTAGAGAACATTGAGAAATGGAGAGGCACTCCCACTATTTTTATTATCACCAGTAGTGGAGAAGCTGAATCCTCTTTACATAACTTTGGTAGTGTAATTAATTTAAAATAAAAGGAGCGTAAAAATGTCTGAAATTGATATTACAAGTATTACCACAAGTGCAATGCTGTCTGAACTAAGCATTGGTGTCTACAAGTTTAAGAAACTGGATAGGTCTGTTTCTAGTGAGATTTGCCAACAAAAAGGTGCTGAAGATGGTTCGGTAGAAGCACGTAAATACCTACTGAGTAAATCTGATCCCCTGGAGGACTTGAAGAAGTTAGAAGGGGAGATAAGGAACTTTCATTATAAACATACTATTCCATGGTCGGATAGTGGTTTAAGGTTAGTTACTATGGAGCAGTATATCTCCTATGCTGAAACTATGAATGGGTATATAGATAAGTTTATGAATAAACTGAACAGTTTTAAATCTGTTTACCCTAGTCTTATTGACGCTCAAGCTATGAAAAAAGGTACTTTGTTTGATAGATCCGAGTATCCAAGTGTGCTAGAACTTGATAAGAAGTTTCACATTAGTGTTAGTTATTACCCATTACCCGCATCAGGAGATTTTAGGGTAGATATATCTAATGAGATGAAGAAAGAACTACAGGATCATTATTCGACGCATTTCGAAAAAAAGATAGAGTCCGCAATGCAGGATCTTTGGGACAGACTTCACACTACTCTTAAACATCTTAAGGATAGACTAGCAGTATCTGATGATGGGACTAAAAAAGTCTTTCGTGATTCTCTATTGATAAACGCTAGAGAAATGTGCGAGTTGCTTTCTAAAATGAATATTACTAATAATCATGAGTTAGAAATGCGACGTAAAGAGTTGGAGTCTACTCTATCAGGATTAACTGTTGATGACCTAAGGGATAATGTGTTTATTAGGCAAGATGTTACTTCATCAGTTGATGAAATACTTAAGAAAATCTCTCTGTAACAGTGTTACAAATACAATAAAGGAAAAATTATGACAACTCATAAAGATTATGTACATATACCCATTGAGGAGTTTACTAGCAATGTCCGTAAAGGTTTCAAACAACTCAATGATTTTTACAATTATCAATTTAATGAAAATTTACTACAAGATTACGGATTTGGTAATTTTATCGTGGATGCAAATGGCAAAAAAGCAGATATAACCTCTACCAAAGAAAACTTATTTATAGGCGAATCACATGAAACATCTGGTCGTGGAATTGTTGTTCAAGCAAATCCATCATCTCAAAATTTTGGAAAAGATTGCATGACAAATGGTGTAGTAACTAATCCTAATTACCTAATGTTTAGAGAGAAGGATTTTAGTGCAGGTCTAGCCATACATCCTTTTAGTGAGATCATACATCATTATGAAACATTGCAAGTGTATAAACTTGTTTTAGCGTATTTGGGTGGTTTACGTTCAAACCCGTACGGCAAGTACGATATTGTGTACGAACCCACTAAATCTTTCTTTGATCCAAGATATTTCAACAAGATGGAGTATGTAAACGATAAGGGAGATCGTATAATTAGACCTTATGTACCTACTCAAGTAAATTCAAATCTCTCTTTCGCAGTGTTTGACTATGGTGTTAAGATTGCTGATATTAAAATATGGGTCAGTCAGGCTTCTAAATTAAAAACTATTGGGATTGAAGACTATAATGATCTTAGAAGGTGTGCCAATGACCATTTAAGTTTGAATTTTTCTCGGTTATTTTTAGAATCAACTAATCATGGAGCGTGTAGTAGTACAGATAAGTATTTTGTAAATAGTGTTGGAGATCTAGCATCTATTAGCGATCACTATTGTATAGAAGATTCATGCACGTTTGGTGGTTCCACAGAAGGACTAGTTGAAGCTAATACTTTTAAAGCAAATCAACTATCACGTGAAACTAAAGGTGTCTTAGATCTTACGTCATCACAAATAGCAGATTGGAGAAAAGATTTCCCTTACGAAACAAAAGGGAATTTAAAATATTGGGCTGAAGGTATGCCCAGTAATTTGCTAAATTTTACTAAGTTTTGTGAGGAAACCGAGGGTTACCTTAACGCCATGGAGCCTAGAAAAAAAGAAGAATGTGGATATTCGCAAAATGTAACAGTGCCACTAGTGAATAGATATGTTTCAGCAGCCTATCAATTTGGCGATCTGTGCAAAAACAGATCTCTAAATGTCTTAGAACTTGAAGACTATTTAAAAAAAGAGAGGCGAGCAGCATCTTGTCTTCTTAATATGGTGCAATCAGGTTTAGACTTTTGGTTTAATCCAGAACACGCTAGATTTCAATTGGAAGTGAACTATTGTTATCAGGTAAACGAAAAAAGTCCACAAAACGCGATAAGGACATCAAATGTAAAGAGGTTGGAAAACATGGGAAAGTATATGTTTAATACTAGTCACTTCCCAAGCATAATTTACAAAAAAAAGAAGATTAATGGCTCTGAGACTGATGAATCTATACACAAACACCTTCACCCAACAAAAACTAATTACAAAACAATTGATTGCTTGGAATCACAATTAGGTGTGTCAATCAAAGACAATGGTAAATTTAAACATTATTATCAACAAGAACTTGTTAATAGAATAGAGGGAACGGACGACAACTATACTATCTTGAACTCCAAGATGAGTCCATTAGGTGTCGAACCCATTTTGCAAGACGCAAAAAAGTTTATTTATCGCACTAATATGAATAATATTGAGGGGTACGAAGATCTTAAGGATAGGCAAATCCGTGAATTTGCAGCCAAAGACATTCGCAAAAGAGGGGACAAAAATGAGAATCCCCCTATCTCCATTGAGTATTTTATTACACACGTAAGGAGTGCGATTTTAAATTTACTTGGTCTTGGTCGATCACCTGTATCTTTAGACGAATATACTGATTTGATTAAAAAAGATTTTGTAAAACATGACAGATATTTAGATATGAAAGATTACTACAATAAAAGAGATTTAAATCTTTTCCCTCATGTTGATTACTTTACTTCTCTTGACAGGTTGCTTAAGGATACCCATCAGGATAGTGAGACTGTAGAGAAAGTGCTACAACTCATATCCGTTTACAAGATGAGTTGTGAATTTGTACGTAAATACACCAAGCATATAGTTTACGTGGTTAAAAATGCGAGTGGTAATTTTGCAGTAACGCGTAGGATTCGAGATAAACACCCCTCTGGATTGAGTACATCTTATGTATTTCAACGATTTGATAATTTAGACGTCATACCAAAAGATATTCGTGATAAAATGGCAGTGCTTGATATCATGAGAGGTGCGGATAATCATAGTCTTTCTCATGAAGCTATAGGTATGCTTTACAAGGCATCTAGTAACAAGAGAAAGAGTGAGCATCAACCAGAACATTTTGCTAATAACGTATGTAATGATGAAGCCTACCTTTTGATTGGGGATAATTTTTATGACCCCAGAAAAAAAAGTCAAACAGAAAGTAGTTAAGCTACTTAAAGATAGGGGGTGCTATTGGTTCTACCCTGTAGCATCAGGTTTTGGTTCTGCTGGCATCCCTGATATCATTTGTTGTTACAAAGGTAAGTTTGTGGGTATAGAGTGCAAAGCCCCCCAGGCAGCTGGTAGAGTTACTGCACTACAACAAAAGAACCTTACAGATATAAAGCTAAATGGAGGCTACGCTGTTGTAGTTTCTGGTGATTTAACATATTTAGAATTTATATTAGATACAATAGATTTAACCAAAGAAGTTGATTCTGTAACAGTGTTACAAAGTAAATAAGAGCCTAGTGTAATGCTAGGCTCTTGTTATTTTCGTACCTTCTTTTCTTTTGGGCTATACTTCTATTAATTTTTCCTAACTCTTTCAATTCATTACAAAAGCCCCTACGCTCTAATTTTTTTCTATTATTTTGGATGAAATCCTTGGCGGCTAAACCTTTCTGCACCTCCCATAAAATCTGTTCTTGACTGCGACTAATTACAGATATCTCATCAATTATGAGATTTATTAAATCATGTAATTCCTCTAATTCTTCTGTTTTTTTCATAGTATTTTCCTTTAAAATATATCCACTTAATTTTATATTAGCTTTTAATTTCTAAAAATTAACCTATCGTGGGAACTTTTTTTTGTTTATGGGAGTCATATAATATAACTTAACAAAAATGTTCTAATTTTATATTACCAAATTAGAGGGGTATATGTGATGCACGTAGATAGAGAACGCACTTTTTATTTAAAATATAAGAGACACTCAGAGAAAATTAAAAAGAAAATCCTAAAACTGTTTATCTGCGACGAGTTAATTTTGATATATGAAAGTGGTTACTTACAAGATTTTATTATTAAAACTTTTAACGATAAGGAATTTAAGTTAATGGCTCTTTCTAGGATAGAAAAAATTTTTATTAATTATGCCTTAAAAAAATGGAAAGAGGAAAGATATAAAAAAGCTAATAGGGCAATAAGACAGGAATTTGTTAAGGTTGCAATCAATGGAGTCTCGTCTAAACCCTATAGGGATTCTGTTAGAAAAGATATGCTTAAAACTGAAGTATTATCAAAGTGGGACGAAGATTAGGAAATAGACAACGAGAACTGGTATCGAGTTTCATATGATAAAGTTTCTCCTTGTATAAAATTAAAAAGGAAAAATAATGACACACGTTTTATCGTTTATATTTGGTGCATTGGTCATATTTGCATTTTTTGAAATTAACGCAAGCCAGTTAAAAGAACATTGGCAATTTGCTTATCAGGTGGGAAGAGATGATGGTTATGCAGTAGGTAAAGCAGAGTTTGATTTAAGCCATGAAGAACTTGAGGCAAAATGTATGTTTTTTTATGCAGACGAATATAAAAGGTAAATGGACGAACTAATAAAACTAGATGGTTTAGACAAGGCTATCATCGGTCGTTCTTGTGTGTGGGATCGCACTGGACACAGAGAAGATAGGCTTATTTATTCTGGTGAAAAAATTGTTGCTATCTTAGTAGCAAGAGATCGTATGACTTCTGATGAAGCACTGGAGTATATTGAATATAATATAGAGGGAGCCTACGTGGGTGAACAAACTCCCATAATTATGTGGTCAGAATTTTTACATGAAATTAAAGAAGACTACAACTTAGACAATCTACCATGAGCAACGATAGTTTGAGAAAGTATTGTTTTAAATGCGACGCGTTTAAATTAGTTAGGTACGGCGGTGTGCGAACAACACAAGGTTGGATCTGTTCCAATTGTGTAAGTGAAATGGAAGATAAAAAAATAGATTATAAAACTAAGGATTTGTTATGACCAAGAAAGATAATTCAATTTTACAAGACCCTGATAAAGTCCAATATGGTGGGGAGCATTATAAACAAATGACTATTTCCCCATGGGATGTCATAGATTCTTTTCCGTTAGAGCAAAAGGTGGGGGCTTACAGAGCTAATGCAATAAAATATATTTTACGAATGGGTGCTAAAGACGATCAAATCCTAGAGGTTAAAAAAGCTATACACTATCTTAGAAAATTAAAAAAGGTTTTAGAAGAAAATGTCAAACACCCTAACGATTGATTTTGAAACCTATTACGACAAAAAATTTTCTCTATCTAAATTAACAACTGAGGAGTACGTCCGAGATTCTAATTTTGAGGTTATCGGTGTTTCTGTTCAAATTAATGATAATGAACCTGAGTGGTGTACTGGATCTTTTGACGAGATTAAGTCTTTTTTAGATGAGTTTGAGCCAATAGATATAGCTATTGCTCATAACGCAATGTTTGATGCCGCTATACTGGCTTGGAAATTTAATATTTATCCTAAAATGTGGGTAGATACTTTATCAATGGCGAGAGCTGCTCAAGATACTTTATCTGTGAGTTTAAGTTTAGGTGCATTATCCGAACATTATAAGTTAGGTAGAAAAGGCACTGAAGTTTTAGATGCCGTTGGTAAACGTCGAGTGACTTTTAGAAAAGATGAATTAGATAGATATGCTGAATATTGTTGTAATGATGTGCGGCTAACTTATAGGTTATACAAAAAATTAGAACCTTTACTCTCCCAGGAGGAACTTAAACTTATTAGCTTAACTATAAAGATGTTTTCAGAACCTGTATTAAATGTAAACGTACCCGCATTACAGACTCATCTAAAAAATGTGAGATTAGAAAAACAAAGTCTTTTGGACAAAGCTGCTACTGATAAAGAACTTATTATGTCTAATGATAAATTTGCTAAAGCTCTTTTAGCATTAGGTATTAACCCCCCTCGAAAAATATCTGCTAGAACTGGAAAAGAAGCATGGGCGTTTGCCAAGAGTGACCAAGAATTTTTAGATTTACTAGAACATGAAGACATCAGAGTCCAAAATTTAGTGTCTGCGAGGTTAGGTGTTAAAACTACTATTGAAGAAACTCGCACTGAGAGATTTATAGGTATTGGTAAGAGAGGTAATTTACCCGTTCCTTTAAGATACTATGCGGCACACACCGGTAGGTGGGGCGGCACAGATAAAATAAACTTACAAAATCTACCATCTAGGGATAATAAATCTGCTATAAAAAAATCAATCGTAGCACCTGAGGGTTACACACTTATTAACTGTGATTCTTCTCAGATAGAAGCTAGAACTTTGGCTTGGTTTGCTATGCAAACTGATCTTATAAAGGCTTTTGCAGAGGGTAAAGATGTTTATAAAATAATGGCAGCAAAGATATATAACAAAAAACCGGAGGATATTACTAAAGAAGAGAGATTTTTCGGTAAGACTGTGATATTAGGTTGTGGTTACGGCATGGGGCACGTTAAGTTTCAGATAATGTTAAAACTGCAAAATATAGAAATAGACGAAGTAGAAGCAGAAAGAATAATAAAAGTTTATAGAACCACTTATCCTATGATTCCTAATCTTTGGTATAAATCTAATGATTCACTTGATAGTATGTTAATGGGTAATAAGTTATCTTTGGGTCGCCCGGGTATTATAGAGCTTTGTAAAAATGGGTTTGTTTTACCTAATAAATTAAAACTTTTATATCATAATTTAAAATTTGAGCAGGTTGCTAAACCTAATTTTGGTTTTAGAAATGTCTATACGTATGATCGAACAAAACGAGAAAAAGGTGTATACATATATGGTGGTAAAATAGTGGAGAATATCGTACAGGCGTTGGCTCGGTGTATCGTAGCAGAACAGATATTACGCGTAAGTGAAAAATATAAGGTCGTTCTTACTGTGCATGATGCTGTTGTTTGTTCTGTTAGAGATAAAGATTTAGAAGAAGCTAAAGTATATGTAGAAAAATGTATGAAGTATGTTCCAAGTTGGGCTGAAGGTTTACCTATTGATTGCGAGATCGGTGTAGGTAAAACTTATGCAGAATGTTAATATTATTAAATGGAACACGTAAAAACTAAACAAGAACAACCAGATATACCTTGGTCGTATAGTAGTATTTCATTATTTCAGCTATGTCCTAAAAAATACTACCATCTCAAAGTAGCTAAAGATGTTAAAGAACCCATGAACAAGGCTTTGTTGTATGGTAATAGACTTCACAAAGCTGCAGAGGAGTTTGTAAGAGATGGTGTAGATATACCCCCACAGTTTTCTTACATGAAAAAAATTGTAGAAAATTTAAGGGATCGGAAGGGGGATAAATTGTGTGAACATAGAATGGCTATAACTAAATACGCAGAGCCTACCACTTGGATGGCTGATGATGTTTGGTTGCGTGGTATAGCAGATTTAATAATTATAGACCAAGAAAAAGCTAGGATTGTAGATTATAAAACCGGAAAATCCTCTAAATACGCAGACACTAAACAATTGGATTTATTAGCACTTTGCACATTTACACACTTTCCCAATATTGAAAAAATAAGTGCTGGATTATTGTATATTGTTTGCCATGATTTGATTAAACGAAGTTATACTCGATCTGATCTGGCTGGGCTAATGGGAGAGTGGACAGCTAATTATTCTTGGTTAGAAAAAACCTATGCGGAGAATGTGTGGAACGCTAAACCTAATTTTACTTGTCAAAATTTTTGTCCTATTGAAAGTTGTATACACAACGGGAGATATTAATAATGCCATATGTGAATAAAAAAAGACCCTATAAGAAAGAATACCAACAACAACGCAATCGTAACGAATCAAAGCGACGAGCTGAACGCCAAAGAGCCAGACGTAAATTGGATAAAGAAAAACCTGATCGGAATAAGAATGGGAAAGCTGATATTAGAGAAGGTAAAGATGTATCCCACAAAAAGGCTTTGTCAAAAGGCGGCTCTAATAAAGATGGTATTACTATAAAATCTAAGGCAAAAAATAGATCATTTAAAAGGAACTCTAGGCGTCAATTGGTGTCAGAAAGGAGTAAACGTGAATCAAAAGGAAAAGCATGAGGATTATCGACAACAAATCATTATTATTAAAACTAAGAAAACCAGAGGTTGTTTTAGAAAATATAATAAGAAGTAAACTAATAAAAAAGACAGGTAATTCATCAGAAGTATTAGTTCGGTGGGATTTTGATGAGGCTATAACTCTAAGTGATTTAAATATAAGAAGTATACCTTCGCCTATAAAAAGGGATTATAAGTGGACGGGCTTTCACAAACCCATGGTTCACCAAATAGAAACTTCTTCGTTTTTATCTATAAATAAGAGAGCTTTTTGTTTTAATGAACAAGGAACAGGTAAAACTGCTTCTTGTATCTGGGCAGCAGATTATCTGATGAACATGGGAATTATAAATAAAGTTCTTGTGATATGTCCATTATCTATAATGTCCTCCGCCTGGCAGGAAGACTTATTTAAATTTGCCATGCACCGGTCGTGCAGTGTGGCTTATGGTGATGCTAGAAAACGTAAAAAAATTATAGAGCAAAATAATTCTGATTTTGTAATTATTAATTATGATGGTATTGAAATAGTTCAAGATGAATTAATACAACAAGAATTTGATTTAATAATAGTTGATGAGGCAAACGCCTATAAAAATGCACAAACAAAACGTTGGAAGTGTTTAAATAAAGTAGTCACTGATAACACATGGTTATGGTTATTAACAGGCACACCGGCTGCACACTCCCCTGTGGACGCTTACGGGTTAGCAAAATTAACTGTTCCTGATAGAGTCCCTAGATTTATGGGATCTTTTAGAGATATGGTGATGTTAAAAGTTTCTCAATTTAAATGGGTGCCAAAACCAGATGCGGTTCAGACTGTTCATGCAGTGCTTCAACCCTCGATAAGATTTACCAAAGAACAATGTTTAGATTTACCAGAGATTACATACCAAACCAGAAAAATATCTTTAACTAAACAACAAATCATGTACAGAAATAAAATTAAGAAGGACAAGTTAATATTGGCGGCAGATGAATTTATATCGGCAGTCAATGCGGCAACCCTAATGAATAAGATTCTCCAGTTATCATGCGGTGCTATTTATTCAGATACTGGAGAGGTTATATCTTTTGATGGTGGCAATAGAATTACTGTTATGTTGGAAGCTGTAAAAGAGTCTACTAATAAGGTGTTAATATTTGTACCTTTTCGACACGCTATAGAAATAGTAGCTGAGAGCCTCGATAAAGAGGGAATTAGTAATTCTATTATATCTGGATCAGTATCTCCGCACCAAAGAACTTCAATATTTACTAATTTTCAAACTAAGGAAAACCCTAAGGTTTTAATAATACAGCCTCAGGCGGCAGCCCACGGAGTTACTTTAACCGCTGCAGATACAATCGTGTGGTTTGGACCACCCCTTAGTTTAGAAACTTATTTACAGGCAAATGCACGTGCTCACAGGAAGGGGCAAAAAAACGCTTTAACTATAATAAATTTAGAAGGGAGCTACGAAGAAGCTAGAGTTTATAACGCTCTGATGAAAAAACAAAATATTCATGAAGAATTGGTGGAACTTTTTAAAAAAGAACTAGACAAAGTTAATAATTAAAGTTATTCTTTTAAACTAAACAAAGTTAATAAAGTGAGGAAAAATACATGGCTATTACTGCAGACAAACTAACTAAAGTTTTTATTAAAATGCGTGATGCTTTGCATGAGATGCAAAAGATCGCGGAAGAAGAACAATCCGAGTTAAAAGCGAAAATGGCTCAAATCGAGGGTATGATGCTCGATATATGTAAGTCTACAGGAGCGGACAGTATTAAGACTAGCAATGGCACAATAATTCGTACTATTAAGACTCGATATCAAACATATGATTGGCTAGCAATGCATGAATACATATATAAACACAAATGCTTTGACTTACTGGAGCGGCGTATTCATCAAGGTAATCTTAAAAATTGGTTGCAGGAAAACCCAGAAAATATACCTGAGGGACTGAATGAGGACTCAAAGTATTCTGTGGTAGTGCGAAAGTCTAAGTCTAAATAATATGAATAGAATTGCAATTAGAAATAATAAGTTCTGTATAGTGCCGCCGTCAGGAGAGATAGTTTCTTCTGATAGTACATTTATAGATGTTGTTATTATAAATAAAACTAAAGTTCCAAGCAGAATGTATTATTCAGAAGGTAAACACCAATGTTGGTCAACCTCTGGTGTTAAACCAGATATCGAAGTTAATAACCAACAGAACAAAACCTGTCTAGGTTGCTCGAAGAATATCTCAGGCTCGGGCGAGGGTATGTCTAGAGCCTGTAGATTTCAAAAGCAATTGGCAATTTTATTAGCAAACAACATTATGGAGGGGGAAATATATCAATTAATAATAACTTCTATATCTATTTTTGGTAAAGCAAGTGGAAATAAAATGCCGTTTGATGCTTACTCAAAATATATGAAAGCCCATAAAGTAGATTTGGAACACGTTGTAACTGAGATCCGTCTTGACGAGGACAATGAATTACCTAAACTTTTATTCTTTCCTAAACGACCTCTTGATGTGCATGAATATCAACTGTGTCAGGAAAAAAGTAAAGAAAAAAAGAGTATTGATGCAACTAAAATTCATTTCATTAGTCATAAAGATAATTTTAGTGAGGAAGATTTAATTTTAAACAACAGCGGAAACTTCTCATATTTGATGCAAGCTATGGGAATGACTGCAGACATTAAACGATAGGAGATTTTTATATGTCAGATTTAGTATTGAAAGATAGTGACCATTTTGGTGCTTTGGCACAAGCAATGGGTATGACTGCAGACTCTAAACAAGGTCAAAAAAGCACTCTTGCCCGTCTAAAAATTAACCACACTGGTAACTCTGAAGAAACTGTAGTTAAAGGTAAAAAGAAAACAGTCTTTGTAGTAGACCCCGGGTTGTTCAGTCTCGAGCTTACTGATGGCACTACTTTATATCAACAACAACCTACTGTTAGGTTGTATAACCAACGTTTTATGTATAAACGCTACGTTGCCTCCGAGAAAAATTTTGTTAAAAGTATTATGGCAACTACTTGGAAGAATATGGAACTTCCAGATACTAACGGAACTATCAATTGTGGTAGATCAGCGGGCTTTAATCCAGATTTTGATTCTTTACCAGAAGATGCTAAAGCACTTATCAGAAGTGTCAAGAGAGTTAGAGTTTGGCTTGGTACAGTCACTTTTGACTCTCCCATTGACAGTGAGGGTAAAGAGGTTGAACCAGTTGAAAATATTCCTTTTGTTTATGATATAGATAATCCGGAAGGTTTTAAAACTATGGAAACTCCTATTTTAGATATAGCCGAGCGAGGTAAATTACTCCCTCACTTTAAAATATCTTTAGATACTGAGCAAAGATCCATACCAACAGGTAATAAATTTTATATACCAACTGCGGAGTTATTACCCGAAGTGTTGGCGTTTACGGATCAGGATCAAAAGTTATTTGTTGACTTCAATGATTGGATTACTAACAACAATAATTGGGTCATGGAGCAACGTAAGGGTATTAAAGATGTTCCAGATGCAGAGGTCAATGTCATAGATAACGTGCCAGAACCTACTAAAAAACCTAGTAAAAAAACTAAAGAGGTCAAGCAACAATCTAACGAGGAGTTAGTTGAGGAGTGGGACGACTAAAACTAATGTCGTAAACATCATTCGCTAGATGTAGTCATGTGCCTTGACGTCGGGCAAGGTTAGCGAAAACCCGGCATTTTAATTTTTTGAGGGATGCATTTTATGAGTATTGGATATTCACAGTTAATTATTTCTAAAAATGACGAAGCAAATCGTACATATAAAGATAAAAATAAAATAGGTGTTAGATTAGGCAAAATCTGCATACAGAAAAATGTACCAGTGCAAATAGTGGCAAATTATTTTGGTGTAACTAGAACCACTATTTACTCATGGTTTTCTGGTATAGCAGCACCACACAAACGTAGATCAACCGAAATAAACGAGTTTATAGAAAATTTGGAAGCCTAAAATATGCAAGAATTTTTTAAAACCATTCTTGCGGAAGAGGGATTTTATTGTTTGGTGGGTATGAACAAAAATTTACCTGATCGAATCATACACAAATTTTTAGGTACATTAGATGAAGTAGATGTTGAAACAAAAAACTTTTTGTCTGAGGACAGAGATGTATATTTTAGTTTATCTACAATCATAGACCCTAAAGCCTTAAAACCTAGAGCTAAAAAAAACTGTTATAAATGTAAATCTTTTTGGTTGGATGTGGATTGTGGAGAAGATAAACACAATTCAAAAAAAGGGTATAAAACTAAAGAAGTTGCAATGACAGCGTTAAACAAGTTTTTAGAGGATACGAATCTACCTACCCCTTGGATAAATGATTCTGGTAATGGCTTACATATATACTTTCCCATTAAAGAAGCAATAGATATAAAGGAGTGGAGTCCTTTATCAAAAGCGTTGGTTTCTTTATGTAAAGCACATGGTTTCCTAGCTGATCCTGGAGTCACTATAGATGCAGCAAGAATACTACGAGTGCCAAATACATATAATTATAAAAACGAGGAAAAAAAATTAGTTAAGGTTCTTCAATCAATTAACGACTCATATAGTTTAGAGTCAATTATAAATGTGTTACCACAAGATGTTATAGATGATGAGAGCAAAGTTCCCTCAGATAAGGTTAATTTATCTGTGGTAGACAAAGCAGTAGCGGGAAACAACAAATTTTTATTTTCTTCATTAGCTAAAAAATCATTACGA